TGATGCTTCCTACCTCTGGGACTCGTATCCGTTTCATAATCAATACCATATGCATAAGAGTATATACTGCCCTTGGGAAAATGTGCAAAGATATATCCGTGTATATGGTATAAGTATTTATCGTCGCAATCTCGGTATCGTACGAGCCATCTATCTGGGTCTGCGGAGAAGTGCGTGAACATCGACCTCCCGTTTCCTTTGCTCCAAGCAATAACACTAGAGTTATAGTCACCACCACCGATATGTGCTTCGAAACCTTCTGGCTTCCAGTACGTCTTACATATGGTGGGTCTTTCTAATCCTGCGTCAAAGAATTCGTCCAGATTTGGGTTTTGAATGATGACATCTAGGTCTAAATATAAACATTGATCCACATCACGCCCTTCAAACATCATCACCTTATTGAATGTTCCCAACTCTGGGTCTATTCCTGTGACTGTCTTGACCTTTGGGTCTAACCCACTAGGTGCAGAGTCACAATACAGAACATAATTATACCCCTGACCGTTGGTCGAGTCAACAATATTATTAACATCTCTATAAGAATATTTGCTGCCGTACAGCAACATAAAAATAGTTTTCATAACAGACATTATACCTATTTAGTGGGAAAAAGTCAAGTGTTTTTATAATCTTATAAATAAGAGCAGCATTGGAGCAAACATATGGCAACGCAAAAAAATATAGTTATTGATCAGGGTACAACATTCTCAGTTGATGTAACAGCCAAAGATAGTGCTGGAGCAGCAAAAAACCTTACTGGTTATACCACAACAGGTCAGTTGAGAAAAAGTTACTACAGTTCCACCTCCACAAGTTTCACGACAGCGCAGGTAGACGCAACAGGAGTCATTACTCTTTCCCTCACTGCAACTGAAACAGGAAATTTAAAAGCAGGAAGGTATGTATACGACTGCGAATCCGCTTCTGGATCGGAAACGATCCGTGTAGTTGAGGGTATCGTCACAGTCACACCACAAGTGACAAAGGCATAACTCAATGGATATGAAAGACCTGTTTCAGATGTTGGCTGAAGAAAAAGCCAAGAACTCTGCCGAACAGAAGAAAACAAAGAACAAATCGAAAGATCTTCAAGGCGATTTCTTGGAGGCGTTTTCGTCTGAGTTGAAACAGTTGAAGGAAGAGGAAGAAAAACAAAAGCGCGAAGTTGCTGCGATGGAAGCGTGGTTGACATCCCCAACAAACAAAGGTGGTGTTCAGGTTGAGGAGATTGTTGGCGACACAGAAGATAAACTCCCTGAAATACAAGAAGTTGTCGAACAGGTCTTTGAAGAAGACAAAGAAATCCTAAAAGAATTAGTAGACACACCTCTTCAAGAACAGGCACTCGACTTCTTGAAGACCAAGCGCGTTGAGTTATCTGAAGAACAGGTCAAAATAAAAGGTCTAGAGAAACAGATCGATGACGTGAAGAAATCAATCATGAGTATTCGGTTGGGTCTTCAAGGTTCTTCGGGCGGTGGTGCAGTAAAGATAAAAGACATGGACGATGTAGACCGTTCAACTGCTCTTGTAAATAATAAGTTCCTAAAATATGATTCAGCTTCTGGTAAGTTTGTCGGTGCAGACGCATCTGGTGGTGGTGGAAGCGCAGATTTTTCATCAGTCGGTGAACATATCCTTCCATCTGCAACCGAAACATATAATCTCGGTTCAGCGACAAAGCGATGGAATGATTTGTTCCTAGCAGGTGAAACTATTGACTTGGGCGGCACAAAAATATCTAAGGATAGCAGTGGAGATGTTTCTTTTAAAGACGGTTCAGATAATCTTAAAAAGGTAATCGTTGACGAGATTCACATTGGAAATAACGGTAATGTTCTGAAGTTGAAAAACTCTGGCGGCAAATTGAAAGCTGTCGACCAATCAGACGCCAAAGTCAGTCATGACGTTACATTCTCCGAAATCACTTCCACTCCTACCACGTTGAGTGGTTATGGCATCACTGATGCACAATCGGCTCTGGTATCAGGGACTAGCATCAAGACAGTCAACGGAACTTCTCTTCTCGGGAGCGGAAATATCGCTATCTCTGGTGGCGGTGGTGGAGATGTGGAGTTTGCAGATATTACTAGCAAACCAACGACCATAGATGGCTATGGTATAACTGATGCATTCGATGGCGCATATAGTTCGTTATCAGGTGCGCCAACTATACCAACTGTCTCAAATGATTTCACTAATGCTGACCACACTAAACTAGATGGCATTGAAGCATCGGCTGATGTAACTGACACAGCTAATGTGGTCGCGGCATTGACAGCAGGGACTAATGTTACCATTGCAGCCGATGGAACTATTAGTTCGGCTGATACAAATACTACATACACTGTAGGTGATGGTGGTCTCACACAAAATAACTTTACTGATGCTGATCACACAAAGCTAAATGGTATAGAGGCATCAGCGGATGTTACAGACGCGACAAACGTGACGGCAGCTGGAGCGTTGATGGATTCAGAGGTCACAAACCTCGCGGAAGTGAAAGCATTTGATTCTTCAGACTACGCAACAGCTGCACAGGGAACTAAAGCAGATACAGCGAATGGCTGGGGTAATCACGCATCAGCTGGATACCTCACGTCAGTAACCACGTCGACAACACAGTCAACAGGCGATAATACAACTAAAATTGCAACAACTGCCTTTGTCCAACAAGAAATTAATGCACTGAAGGCTCTGTTGTATTCTTATGACCAATCATAAGTCTTATAAATAGTACCAGACTTTAAACAAATTCATTAGGGGTTCAGATGGCTCTATCAACTAGACAAGAACTAATAGATTACTGCCTCAGAAGATTGGGATTCCCTGTAATCGAAATAAACGTGGATGAAGATCAGGTTAGCGATCGCATCGATGATGCATTACAGTTATGGCAGGAATACCATTTTGATGGCGTAGAACGTGTGTATATTAAGAAAGCACTTGAAGGTTCTACTCTAAATCTATCCGCTTCTGTTGCATTTATTGACGGTGAAACAGTTACAGGTGGCACATCAGGAGCGAAAGCTACTGTCGATAAAAGCAGTTCGGGCGACAAAGTAATCTATGAAAACGTACAAGGTGCTGCAAAGTTCGCTGCAGGAGAGACAATCACTGGTTCTGACTCAGCACTTACTGCAACAATCAGCACAATCGTAAAAGGCGATATCGAGAACGGTTACATCACTATCGGTAATGAGATACTCGGTGTGACAAAAATGTTTAAGTTTGGCGGTATTGGCTCGACATCTAACTCTGATGGTCTGTTTGATATTGACTATCAATTTGCTCAAAACGATCTGTACAATCTACTCAGCGCAGACGTCACATACTACTCAATGGTGAAGACTCATATGAATCTCCTTGAGAGTTTGTTTGTGAATGATCGCGCAATCAGATTCAATCGCAAAACGAACAAAATGTATATCGACACGGATATGGACAAGACTTTCGATATCGGTGACTTCATTGTAGCAGAAGGTTATGCTCTTGTAGCTGGAACAGACTATTCAGAAGTCTACAACGACTTATGGTTGAAGAAATATGCTACTGCATTGATCAAGCGGCAATGGGGAGAGAACATGAAGAAGTTCGGAGGAATCCAACTTCCTGGTGGTGTTACTCTCAACGGTGACGTTATCTTTGGCGAGGCTCTTGCTGAGATAGGTCAAATTGAAGAAGAGATGCAAGTAAGATACGAATTGCCCCCAACATTCATGACAGGTTGATAAATGGCTACCAATTTCTACTTTCAATCGGGCGACACATCTGGAACCACTGCTGAACAACGGCTAGTGGAGGATCTTGTTGTCGAGTCGTTGAAGATTTATGGTCATGACATTTTCTATATGCCTCGTACATTCGTGAATACTGATACTATCTTTGACGAAGATGCATTATCTAAATTCGAACAAGCATACCCAGTTGAAATGTATCTAGAAAACGCAGAAGGATTCGAGGGAGACGGAGAATTATTCCAGCGGTTTGGTCTTGAGATAAGAGACCAAGCAACATTCGTTTTGTCTAGAAAGAGATGGAACGATATTGTTAACAACACTGATGGAAGCACGTTTGTCGGTGGCGGTGACAGACCGATGGAGGGAGATCTATTATTTTTTCCCAAAACCAGATCCCTCATGGAAATCAAATTTGTTGAATTCCAAGATCCTTTCTACCAACTCGGTAAGATCTATGTGTTTAAACTCAAATGTGAGTTGTTCGAGTATGGTTCTGAAAGAATCGACACAGGTAATACTGCAATTGATCAGATCGAGGACGACAATACAGTCGATCAACTTCTGTTCGAACTTGTTCTCGAAGATGCTTCAGGTAATCTTACACTGGAAGATGGCGGCTCTCTCATTAAAGAAGACTATGCAATCAAACCTTCTGTTCAGGGAGACGATTTCAAAGCAGCAGAGATTGCTAGTAATATCCTTGACTTCACTGAATCTAACCCATTCGGAGACTTATAATGTTTAAGGGTAAGAATTTTTATCACTCTCATGTCCGTAAAGCAGTCGCGGCATTTGGAACCATATTCAACAACATCATAATAGAGAGAAAAGACTCTTCTGGTTCTGTCGCCCAGACATTGAGAGTGCCTCTTGCGTATTCCACAAAACAAAAATTTATCTCTAGAATTGAGCAAGTCCCGACTGTTGAAAGTCGTGGTGAAGTCGCTATTGTACTTCCTCGTATGGGGTTTGAAATCATCTCACTGCAATACGATGCAGCAAGAAGGGTCTCTCCCATCCACCACCATAAAAAGGGTTCGGGATCGGCAACTTCTGTAAAGAGCGTATTCACATCTACACCATATGACCTCAGTTTACAACTGTATGTGTTTGCAAAAAACCAAGACGATGGATTGCAAATAATCGAACAAATCCTTCCGTTCTTCAATCCAGACTTCAGTATAACTGTCAATGATCTACCTGAGTTGGGTATCAAACGCGACATCAAACTCACATTGGATTCAGTTGCGTACGAAGACCAGTCACAAGGAACTTTTGCAGACAGAGCGAGTATCGTCTGGACTCTCACATTCAATATGAAACTTAATTTATATGGTCATGTGGGCGACCAAAATGTTATTAAGAAAGCAGTTGCCAATATATTCCAAAATCCAGATTTGGCTGGAGCGCGTACCACTCAACAATATACTGTGGTGGCAGCGACAACTACTGGGGTTGCAACGCTATTAAGCCAGTCAGTCGATACAATATCTCTTACATATGCAGGCGGCAACTATGGAGAGAATGGACCAAATGTTACCATTTCTGGTGGCGGTG